TGGGAAAATGGTATTACGGGGTTTTTGTGGGGTTTTTGTCGGTGCGGAAAGTTTTTGGTCTAACCGAAACCGAAACGGTCTCGGAAGGTTTTTGGTGGTTGAGGGTTTTTGTTGGGGTTTTTGGGGTTTTTGGGGTTTTTGGCATTTTTAAACTTTAAATATTTACTATGGAATTGGTTAACATTTTGGAAGCGGTTTGCTTTGTTATGCAACAAGATATTGAAAGGGTAAAGCAAAAGGGAAGATATCGTGAATTGGTTATATGTCGTCATTTGTTTTATTATCTATCGAAATATTACTACGGGGCAAAGTTGCGTGATATTGGCGCAATAACTGGTGTTGATCATACTAGTGTTATACATGGCATCCAACTAATTAACGACCTGGTAAGCATTAAAGACGAAAGCGTAATTAACGCAATCCCAGCAATTCAAAACTATATCGCCCAAAGATACCAGGCAGACAAAAAAATATCTGTCTTCGTACCTTATGACGTTAATTTGTCAGAATTGGCAGAAATACTACAAAACACCTACCGTTGTCGGGTTATTTTATAGTTTGGTGTTTTACAAACATTGCTACACAGTATAAAGCGAATTTTATGTTATTAGGGTTATCATAATTAGCGTATGCTTCTGCCAATGCCGTGTAATTTTGTTCGATCCAGTTATATAGATCATTTAAAATGTCGTTATTAGTCATTTTAAGACGTTTTAAGGCCATAAAAAACGGCCCGAAGGCCGTTACTACTATTTGCAAAATTGATCTTGTAAAAGCGCTAAAATTAGCCCAGAAATAAATAACCAGATCAATAAATTTATAAATGCTTTACTTTTCATAATATTATAATTTAATTTAATACAAAACCGCTAATATCTTTTTTAGCCTTTCCTTTAGCTTTTAATCCTACAACAACATTGCAAGGATCAAAGTAACGAAGGTCAGTGAGGTCGCCGTTAATTACTTTTTTACCCAAAAATGTTTTTGGTAATTCATGACGGAAGACAATTGCAACGTTTCCGCCAATATCCAAAATGTCTTTAACCTGGTCGAAATTTGTTTCAGACATTGAAAAAGTTAATTTGTAGTTAGTGCCAAAATATTTTTTGTATACATTGGCATTTTTAGTGTAGTCGTAAAAAAGTAAATTTTTTGAAGTTAACCAGTTATGCCCCGTATACCTTTGTAAAAGGTCGATATGATCGATATCACTGGTACCATTTAAACGAATAGCAATTTTTTTGTTTTGCGCCAATGCTAAAAAATCTAATTGCAATAATTCAGAGTGAAGCTGAAAATAAAATGATTGACGGTTGTATGCCCAAAATTTAGTTTTGTTAATTCTTGCATTTTGTACGTTAGTAAAAGCGCCACGGCCCGCTGAATATAGGCACGAACTTTTGCAGCCTTCAGAAGCAAACGGACAAACATTGTGGGATCCAATTGTATCGGCTGGGGCTAGATATAAAATATATGTTTCCAATTCATTTTTAGCCGTTTTGGCGTTTGTGTTACCAGGTGAAAGTAATTTTTTTATTGTAGTATAACTGGGTTTTGTTTGTAGTTTAGTTTTTTGCATAATAGTAGTAGTTTAAGTAGTTAGTTAGTTTTTGTATATATATTCTAAAATTTTGTCAGAATAATAACAAGTTGTAAGATTATTCAAATAACAGTCTATTTCATTTTTGTATTTAATGTCAAATTGAGCTTTACTAAAAGGTATTGATTTTTTTGTATTGTAGTCTAATGCATCAATAATAACAGTATCTTTTTTTACAACTACCTCAATAATACCTCCTAATGCATATTCTCCTATCTTAAATTGCTTTTTCATTTTTATAATTTTTTAATATTGTTGAAAATATCTAATGTCAGCAGTAATGAAGTTATTTTCATCTGGGTGAAAACTAGTGTAGTTTTTATTTATGTAAAATGTTTCATTATTATACATTACCTTAAATGATGTCGCGTTAGACTCTAATACCTGGCATTTTACTTTACTTAATTCAGCTGCATTAAAAATTTGTGCTAAATATTCAAATGATGTCATTCCATTGTTAAAAACTTTCATAATTAATTGTTTAAATAGTTGATTAAAAAAATAACTGAATAAAAGACGGCCGTAATAACTAACGGCAAAATGTTTGAGGTTGTTAAATGTTTCATGTTGATTTGTTTTTGTATGGCAATATTACTAACAATTTTGAATATACAAAAATATTTATACAATTATTTTTATTAACAAAGTTATCCACACAATGTAAAATTATGCCTAGAATATAGCACAAAACATTGGTAATTTGTTGTTTATAATGAAGCGTAAAGGCTTTTACATAAAGAAAGGTAAAGAGGGATCTATATACATACATTTGTATGTTGTTGATTTTCAGCAATATATTAAAGATCTTGAAGCCCAGGATGGCTGGGTTACTTTCCGTTTATTTGAACGTGATAGGCCAGATGATAAAGGCCATACGCATAACCTGGAAGCCATAAAACAAAACAAAAGCACGAATGATTGAGTCGAATAGTCAACTGGAATTCAAGACGGCAAAGCCGCAAAGGATCAACAAAAAGACTGGAAAGCCAATAGAAAACTGGGGCGGCAAGCGTGAAAATGCTGGGCGTAAAAGCCGAATGACTGAGCATGAAATAATTGAAAGGCTCGAACCAATGGCAGAGACTGCATTCCGTGTTCTACATGAAAAGTTAGCTCAAGGTGATGCAAGAGCATTGCAATTATATATGCAGTATTTCATTGGGCTACCAACACAGAAGATCGAAAGTAAAATAGAGGGCGAACTTAACCAAGTACAAATTGAGGTGATCAAACCCAATTTGCAAGCCATTGAAGAGGCGCAAAATTAATGTCGAGGCGGGCGGATGGCGAGCGCGGGGATAGGGTTTTTTTGGGCCGTTTCTGTTCGTCTCACTGGGGTTTTTTTGCGGCCACTAACGGGGGGTACTTTAACTTTTTTCGGTGGGGCAGGGCTGGGGGCAAGTCAGATTTTTGATAGCTATAAAAGTATTGTCTAGATAAAAACTACATACACTAATGACCCCACTTTTATACCTACTTTTCAAACTGGTTAACGACAACTAAAATTTTAAAATTTCACTAAAACTATGGACGCTAAACTTCAGACTAATAAGATCTTTGAAATATTGCAAGACTCAAAAAAGCGTATTACGGTCATGCAAGGAGGTTCTCGTAGCGGTAAAACTTACAATATTCTTATTTGGTTTATTGTAAAGCTACTTCAAGAGAATGGCAAGACATTAACGATAGTAAGACAATCTCTTCCAAGTATAAAGGGTTCAGTCCTACGCGACTTTGTGGACATACTTTCGAAATTAGGAATATATTCAGAGGATAATCACAATAAAACAGAGCAAATATATCAGCTTAACGGTAACGTGGTCGAGTTCGTTAGTGCTGATCAACCACAAAAGATTCGAGGTAGGGCTAGAACCTATTTATTTTGCAATGAGGCAAACGAATTGACTTATGAGGCATGGATGCAATTAATCATGCGTACTGAAGGTAAGATAGTGATTGACTATAACCCATCGGACATCTCCTCATGGATTTACGACGATGTGATTCCAAGAGACGATGCCGATTTTTATATCACTACTTTTAAAGACAATCCCTTCTTACCCAAAGAATTGGTTGACGAATTAGAGCGTTTAAAAGATGCCGATCCAAACTATTGGCAAATCTACGGCCTTGGTGAGCGTGGACTCAGTCAAGACCTAATATACACGCACTATCGCACAACGGAGCAAATGCCAGAAGGTGAAACGGTATATGGTTTGGACTTTGGATTCAATGTACCAAGCGCACTTGTGAAAGTTGTCTTTTATGAAAATGCGGCATATGTACAAGAGTTGATTTACGAAACGAAACTCACTACAAATGACTTAGTAGAAAAAATTGTAGCTTTGGGCATAGATAAGTTCGATGAATTATATTGCGATGCCGCAGAGCCAAAAACAATTGAAGAGTTGGTAAGACAAGGACTAAATGCGAAGCCAGCGAATAAGGATGTACTTGAGGGAATACGTTCCGTTAAGGCAACTCCACTATACATTCATCAAGATTCCGTAAATTTACTAAAGGAGATAAAAAACTATCGTTGGAAAAC